CCTGGAAGGCGGGTCCGTACTTCTTCGACTTCCCCGCCAGCGCCGCAATCGCCCGTCTGGGATCCGGTAGCCTTCCGGCGGACGCGGTCGTCGGGAGCCAGGCGGTCGCGTCCGCCACCCTCGACGCGACGATCGCCGCGACCCTGACGGGGTCCTTCAGCGGGGATGCGGTCGTCAGGGCGACTGCTGCGTCTTCCGCCACGGGGGATGCAGTTGTCCGGGTGACGGCCTCGACCGCCCTGACGACCGACGCCATTCTCGCACGGACGTCCACCGGGTCGCTGACTGCCGACGCCTACATCCTCTCCCCCACCGCCGGGGCCGGATCGTTCGCGGTCGATGCGGTATCGCTTGCCCAGCAAGCGAATACATTCGCTGCCCAAGCGGTTCTTTCCGCTCGCCAGGCAAGCGTATTCATCGCCGGGGCGTGGATCGCCGGTTCCGGGATCGGAGCTTTCTCTGCGGATGCCGTTGTAACGCGCACGGCGTCTGCTACCATCAGCGCAAGCGCCGTTGTAGCTGGCACCGCTTCGTCGGTCTTCACTGCATCGGCGCTGCTGAAGACGGCTCTCCAGGCGAGCTTCGAGGCCCAGGCGGTCATCGGGGCCACCCGAATGGTCGGGTTTGCCACCGACGCTGTTCTTCTGTCCCCCCGAACCGCCGCGATCACGGCCGATGCCCTGATCGTCCTTGCTGCGGCTGGTGGATCCTTCGCCGCAGATGCGATCCTCCTGAAGGTCGCGTCCGGCTCATACACCGCCGCAGCGGCCGTCTCCATCACCGGGACTGGGACCCTCACGGCCAGCTCCGCGATCAAGGCCCGGATGGCCGGGACCTTCGCGGTCGAGTCCTCGATCAGCGGCGCGGGTGTCCAGCACTTCATCGTCTACGCCTCGATTGCCGGGCCCGGCTACGGAAGCTTCCTGATCGATGCTTCGATCAGCGAGCGGATCATCGCGGAGATTGAGGCCACCTTCACGGCTGCGACGATCGCGGGAACGCTCTCGGCGCAGACCATCGAGGCCACGGTCTCGGCCCGGACCATCGCTGCCACGGTCAGCACCTCGTGGTCGCACACGAGGCGTCGGACCTTCCTCCTCGACGCGGAGGTCGCATGAGTCTCACCTTCGTCCAGGGCGATACCGCCCCGGACATCGCCGCCGTCATTCATGAAGAGGACGACCCGACCCAGGTCGTGAACCTGACCAACTGCTCCGTGCGCTTCCAGATGCGGAGGCAGGACGATCGCCGCTACCAGGTCAACTCGGGAGCCGACATCCTCGATGCCGTCAACGGGCGGGTGAGCTACTCGTGGGCGGCGAACGACCTCTCCGTACCGGGTACGTACGTAGTCCAGTGGGAAGTCACTTATCTAGGTGGTCGCGTTCAGACGACCAGCCCGGAGGTAACCATTACCGTCCGCCGCCAGTAGGTCATGGTCTGGATCCGATGGTGCGTCCCCCGAGAGGATCTTGATCAGGAACGGGCACTGGCGATCCTCGAAGGTCGCGATCCCAGCCTAGCCATCCGGGCATACATCGCCCGAGAGCGGCGCTTCTACGACTACACCACCAGCTTGGATCTTCCAAGGCTGGCATTCGCCGTTGCCCCGATGAGCGTCTACGGGCGGCCACGTCGGTCGCTCGCGGGCATCGAGAGGCGCAAGGCATACACCCGTGAGTGGTGGCGGAGGAACGGAGCGAAGTACCGGCGGAGGCGCAAAGCGAGCCAGCCGGGCCGCACTGTGGACCAGCCGCCGGTAGGCGAACCATAAGCCCTCTGGGCGTGGTGAGGAGGAGTTCCCTTGTCGAAAGTTCTTTGGTTGAGCGATGCCGGATGCACGACGGGCTTCGCCCGCGTGACCCACAGCATCGGTGAGCGCCTGGTCGAGGACTACGGCCACCAGGTCAGCGTTCTGGCGGTCAACTTCCGTGGCGATGCGTGGCCCTGCGAGAGACCCGGCCACGACCACACCACGCCCCTGCGTCTCTATCGGCCGGACACCGTCCTCGCGAAGGACATCTACGGCCAGTCCCGGATCATCGAGATGCTCGCCAAGGTCGAGCCGGACGTCATCGTCACCCTCGCGGACCCACAGGTTGTCCTGAACTTCCTGTTCGACAACAAGTGGGACCCCGAGAGGATCCTCCTCCAGTACCGCCCCCTGCTCTCCTACATGCCGGATGACGGCGTGAACCTCCCGCCACGCTGGACGACGCTGCTGCCCAAGGTGACCAACGTGGTCGCGATGAGCAAGTGGGGCCAGTCCCACTACCAGCCCAGCGAGGTCGTCTACCACGGCTCCGACCCCGAGGTCTTCTGGCCCATCTGGGAGAAGCCCAAGGTCACCTCGACCGGGATCGTCTGCAAGACCAAGGCGGACTGCAAGCGGGCCTTCAACTTCGACCCCGACAACTTCCTCGTCGGGCGGGTCGATACCAACAGCGGCCGGAAGGACTACCCGGCCCTCGTGAAGGCCCTCTGGCCGCTCATGAAGAAGTACAAGGACATCGACACCCACTTCCACTGCCAGGACGAAGGTCCGCAAGCGGGCATCCGTTTCCAGGCATTGCTCTCCCGGGAGGCTGCGACGGTCGATCCGACGCGGTTCCACTTCCCAGGGTTGCACTCCAGCTTCGAGGGCTGGGAGCTCCAGGACCTCAACGTCCTCTACTCGGCCTTCGACTGCTTCGCATCCACCTCGAGAGGCGAGGGCTTCGGCCTGACCCTCCTCGAGGCCGCATCGTGCGGCATCCCCATCGTGGCCCAGAACGTGTCCGCCATCCCGGAGGTGGTCGGACCGGGAGGGATCCTGCTGGAGCCGAGGGACACCCTCGCTACTCCTGCGGGGCAGGACAACTGGCTGGCCGACATCGGTGCCTTCACGGGTGCCATCGAGCGGCTCTACCAATCAAAGGGCCTGCGACGAGACCTCGGTGAGGCCGGAGCAGCACACGCGAAGACCTTCAGTTGGGACTACGCGGCCCGGAAGTTCGATGAGTGGATCGTGGCGCTCGAACACATTGAGCCTTCCACTCCCACTGACACGTCGGAGGAAACGGCATGAATCCCCAGTTCAAGATCTTCGCCCCAATGCTCAAGGCGAGCATGGGACCAGACGGCAAGATGAGGCTTCACGGCATCGCCAGTTCGACGGTCAAGGACCGCCACGGCGACACGATGAACCCCTCGGCGCTCTCCGACATGGAGCGCAGCGCCAACAACAACATGACGATCTTCCTCAACCACGAGTACCGGGTGCCGGAAGACGTCGCCGGGTCGGTCGAGCGGGCAATCATCCGCTCCCACCCGCAGGACGCCAGCATCCACGACCTGGCCCTCGACATCATCGTGAACCAGAGCAATGAGAGGGCCGTCAAGGCATGGGAGGCCATCAACGGTGGCACCCAGCTCGGCCTCTCCATCGGCGCGATGATCCCGGAGAACGGCGCTGTCCGCGACCGGAAGACCGGCTCGTATGAGATCAACCATGTCGATCTCCTCGAGACCTCCCTCGTCGGCGTCCCGGCCAACCCCCGGTCCTGGGTCGAGTACGCCGTGAAGTCCCTCAACGGGGGCGTCACCAAGAACGAGTCCTTCGAGGAAGAGGAGACGGCCGAGGAAGTCGAGGATCAGATCGAGGCCGACGCCGAGATCCCGACGGAGGAAGTGGTCGAGGAAGAGGCCGAGGTCACCGCCAGCCTCGAGTCCACGACCTTCAACGGCAGCAACTACACCCTGATCACCGACATCAGCACGAACCCCACCATCACGGACGCGACGGTGAACATCAAGACGCCGTACGCGGACGTTTCCATCGACACCGGCAACCGGGGCGGCAAGGCCCCGGCTGGTGAGCCCTCGCAGGAAGCTCTGTCGAGCGCCCCTGAGAACGAGGAAACGGACGAGGACGAGAGTCTGCCCCTGAACCCATGGGCGGCCATCGGCCTTTCCGGCGAGCCCGAGGTTGAGACCGTCGAGTCGGAGCTCCGGGACATGGAGCCCACCGTCTCGAAGATCCTGCTCTCCTCCAGCGCCTACCTCCAGTCGGTCACCCGCGAGCTGATCGAGACGAAGGCGGCGATGGCGGAAGCGATCTCGGAGCGGGACGCGGCCATCGCGATGACCGAGAAGGTCCTCGCGAACACGGCCGACATCCTGGTTCGCCTGTCCGCAACCCCCGTTGGTCGTCGCGCCACTGTCCGTCAGGCCACCGAGCAGTTCGAGAGCCTGAAGTCGGTCTACGGCGACGACTTCCTCACCCTCCTCAAGAAAGGTTGACCAGCATGGCAATGTCGCCAGAGCTGGAGGCCCTCCTGAAGGGTGTCCTCGAGACTCAGGAGCAGATCGGTCAGACGCTCCTCAAGATGAACGAGGCACCCAACGTCGCGACGCCCGAGACCAAGGGCGTCGAGGACCAGGGCACTCCAGCCCCCACCACCCGCCGCTACATCACCCCCGACGAGCGCCTCGCGATGTCGGAGACCCTCCGCACGAAGTCCACGAGCCACATCACCGAGCTCATCACTCGGCAGGCTGCGGTTCGTGACTCGGGCATCCCGCTCCACGTCTGGCTGAACACGGCTGGGTTCTCTGCCCAGAACGCCTTCAACCAGCTTGGCAGCCAGCTCGACCCGGACATCGCCAAGGCCCTCGACACGGGCGGCGCAACGGCGCTGATCCGGCAGGACCTCGAGCCGATGCTCTACGAGGTCTTCATCCGCATGTTCCCGGCCTACGACCGGTTCCCCAAGGAGCCGGCAAACGGCTTGCTCCATGCGTGGAACCAGATCACGGCCTACGGCGATGCGAAGTTCATGGCCGAGCTCGGCACCGTGTCGGACGACACCAGCACGTACGAGCGGAAGTCCACGAACGTCGCGATCCTCGCCACCCGGCGCGGCATCTCGCTGAAGTCCCAGTTCGCCGTCATGGCGGGCGGCATGAACTACAACCCCGAGGCGATCGAGCTTCAGGGTGGTCTTCGTGCCATGTCCCACAAGATGCAGAAGCAGATCTTCGGCGGCAACGCCACGGTCGCTTCCGGCACGGCGGACGACGAGTTCGGCCTGTACGACGCGAACGCCTTCACCGGTCTTCGCCAGCTCCTGACCACGAACGCGCACAGCTTCGATCCGTCCACCTTCGTGTCTTCGACCACGGCCACCTATGCGACCGGCGCGTTCCGTAACCAGGTGGACAAGGCCCTCCTGCACATCACCCAGGCCGGCGGCATGCCGTCGATCATCTGGGGCCATCCGCAGGAGAAGATCACGTTCGATGAGCAGCAGGACACCAACGTCCGGCTGGTCGGCCCGAACTACGTGAACATCGGCGTCGGCACGACCGCCCAGTCGGTCAACACCTACGCCGGCCAGCTCCCCTTCGCTGTGGTCCCGGGCGACTCCATCGCCTCGTACCACATCGGACCGACCGAGTACCGCGACCTGTACATCCTCGATGAGAGCAGCATCACGCTGCCCTACCTCGGGAGTCCGGGCCCCACGGTCCTCGAGATCCCCATCGGCATCAGCGGCCAGCTCACCCACCTGTACATCGTCTTCATGATGAACGGGCTCGCGGTCAAGGTCCTCCCCTGGAGCAACAAAATCCGCGTCCAAGTTTAGTCAAGATCATATCTTGCTAGACAGGTAGCGGATCGCACTTCGCAGAGCAGAAGGGTCGTCGCGGAAGTTTCCCAGGCCGAGGTTGCAAGCCCGACACAGGAGGCCCCTCCGCTCGCCGGTCTGGTGGCTGTGGTCTACGGCAAGGCGCAAGCCTTCCTGACTGCGGCCACAGATCGCGCAACGACCCTTTTGCTTCGCGAAGAGCAGGTCGTATCGCACCACGCACCCGAACGGAAGGGGTGGCTGCATGTACCTGACTCCAGCGCGGTTCCGGGAGATGGGCCTCGGCATTGACACCTCCGAGCTCGATGACTCGGAGCTCCTGTCCCTGATCAATCAGGCGACAGCCGTCGTCAACGCCTACTGCAACGTGCCCCGCATCCCCCAGGCGCACGACTTCCGGGGCGGCACCATCACGGGTGAGCAGCACACGTGGCGCTACCCGGTCAGTTCCCTCGACATCGGCCAGCGTCGCGAGTACCTCTTTCACTGGCCGATCCTCGCCATCACCAACTTCCGCATCTACGTGACGAACACGCAGTACATCGAGATCGCTCCGACCGAGTTGATGATCAACAACACGGAGCGGTACTTCGAGGTCGTCTCGTTGGCGATCACCAGCTTCGGCCTGTTCAACGCCCTGATCGTTCCCAACGTCTACCTCGCCTCCCCGATCTCGAAGACCACCTACACCTACGGCTGGGACCTCACGTCCACCGACGAGTACCTGTCATGCACCGACGGCCAGACGTGGCGGGCCCAGAACCAGTTCTGGTTCACCGACACCGGGCGCGAGCCGGTGATCAAGAAGAACGGAACGACCCAGACGACCGGCTTCACCGTGGACCCGATCGAGGGCACGGTCGTCTTCGACACCAACTTCCTCGCCTCGGACATCGTGACGGCGACCTATCACCACAAGCTGCCCAGCGAGATCCAGTTCGGAACCGGCCACATCGTGGCCTACCTCCACGGCGACGCCGAGCTCCATGCCCGGGGCATGGCCCACCTCACGAAGCTCCGGGTGGCCGAGGTCGAGATGGAGAAGGACATCCGGCGAGCAGCCCCACAGGGCCTCATCCAGAACCTCAACGCCCTCGTCCCCGAGGCGGCCCTGCTCCTGGGCGGGTATGCCGCAGACAACCTGACGGTGCGCTGACATGCCACGGCAGGATCGCTTCCTGACCGACAACCAGATGAAGCGAATGCAGGACCTCGCCCTGCTCGGGATGATCACCCCGGTCGTCATCGAGCGAAGGGCGGAAGGCGCAGTTCCGGCGGGTGGGGACTACGGAGACGACTTCCTGTCCTATACGGAGACGAACGCCAGCCGTCGCCAGACGGTCAAGGGCTGGTTCTACTCCACGCCCACTCCGATGCAGGAAGTGGACAGCGGGGCGGTCGTGACGGCCAACACCTACCGCTTGTTCCTCCCGGTGGGAACCGACATCGCAGCCGGTGACCACGTGTTCGTCGGGCCCAACCCCGATGCCTACACGGTCAGCGACACGACCGCCGAGTCCACCTGGCTGCCGCTCCTGACGTGCAGCCTGCGGAGGCGGGAATGATCAACTTCGAGTCCCTCGGACAGGCGATCCTCGAGGCGGCCACCGAGGCTCTCGGAGAAGGTGCGAACGTCGTCGCGGCACGGGCCAAGAGCCTGGCCCCGGTCCGACGGCTCTTCGCAGACGGCGGATACAACATCCGCTTCAAGATGGCGAGCGAGATCGAGGCGTCTCGAGGAGCTCGTGACAACGCCTTCCGGGCCGGCGGTCCACCGACAGTGGTCCAGCCAGAGGATCCCAGAACGGCTCGCACGATCACCGGCAAGCGTCCTCCGGTCCACTGGCGCGAGCGGCGTCTGGGGGCTGCCAGTCGTCTTCTGGCCGACTACGACCAGGAGATGTCACGGCGCAAGGCCGGCTTCCTCGCCCAGCCGACGTTCCTGACGCGGCGGGGCGCATCTGAGGTCCGCACCAAGCGGGCCACCTTTGCCACCTTCCAGCACCTCAACGTCGGGGGCCGGCTGCGCGGAGAGATCCACGCCACGGCTCCGACGCTGGCTGGGAGCCGGGCAGAAGCATGGGTCATCTCACCGACCCGCTACGCGAAGTACCAGGAGTTCGGGACGCGTCACAACGCGGCTCACCCCTTCCTTCGCCCAGCGGCAGCCGAGAGCCGCGCTGAAGTCGTCAGCCGCATTGCGGCTGCCATCGCCGGGGCTTCCCGCACAGGCACCGGAAAGATGCAGATTGAAATCGTGGTGCGGCTGTGAAGGGGACGACGCGATGACCATCACGTCCAGCGCCCCAGTCAAGCGAGCGGTCGTGCAGGCGCTCCGCGCCTCACCCTCCCTCGTGTCCGCCATAAGAGGCGGCATCCACGAGGGGATCGCTCCCCGCAAGGTCCGATACCCGTTCATCGTCTACCAGCTCATCGCGTCCCCCTACCAGTACGACTGGACGGGCGTGATGCTCCAGGTACTGATCGACGTCTCGGTCTTTGCGGAGAACCCCGTCGATGCCAACAACATCGACGCGCTCGTCGCCGGAGCCCTCAACGAGGCTGGGCTCAATGTCGATGGGCAGACCAGCTTGCTTTGCCGCCGGGTCGCGGATCTGCCGACGGGGCCAGACATCGACTCCGAGGGGAAGCGCATCTACCAGGTGGGGGGTTCGTACTCCATCTGGACCGATCAATCGCTGGGGGCATGACCGATGGCGATTGACGGGAAGCTTCATGGCAAGAACGGCGCGATCTACATCAACGGGACCAAGGTCTCGAACAAGGCCGAGTGGGCCCTGAACATGGTCCGTGACTACGCCGACGTCTCCACGTTCCGCGATCGGAACAAGGTGTACGCCGCCGGACTCATGGACATCTCGGGGACCTTCGCCGGCCTGCTCGACGTGGACGGGGATCTAGCCCTTCAGAGCAGCGACGGCAACGCCTACACGGTGGCCGTCTACGCCGAGGATGGCACCACCCTCGTCGCTTCTGGACCCGCGTTCGTGGATTGCTCCGTGACTGTCAGCAACACCGATGCGGTTCGTTGCACCGGCAACTTCAAGGCTGCTGGCGCGTGGACCGTGACCGGTGTCCCCTGATGAAGGAGTAAGCCAACAATGGCTACTGGAGCTGGCACCAAGCTTCACGGCAAAAACGGCGCGATCTGGGTCGCGTTCGCGTCGGCCCCCGGCGTGTACGGAGAGAAGATCAAGCTCTCCGTCAAGACCGAGTGGACGCTCAACCTGTCCCGCGACTACGTCGATGCGACGGTCTTCGGGGACGTGAACAAGACCTACCTCGTCGGCCTCAAGGACATCCAGGGCACCTTCGCTGGTCTCCTCGACGTCTCCGGCGACTACCAGGTGAACGCCGCTTCCTCGGACGCGACGTACATCTACCTGTACGCCGATGACGGCGTCGTGACCAACAGCACGGTCATGATCGCTCATGGCCCTGGCCTGATCGACGCCTCCATCACCGCGTCGAACACCGACGCCATCAAGACGACCGGCAACTTCCGGGCTGCCGGCGCGTGGACCGTTTTCTCGAGCGGTTCGCTCACCTAATCTCGTAGCATCCACGCTGGAGGCGGCTGAAACTAATGCCCCTCCCGGCTGTCAAGCCGCCTCCGGCGTAGGGAGTTCGCGATGGGATACCTGTTCAAGACCATCCGGTCAGGCGTTTTCAAGCCCGCCGGTACCGTTGAAATCCCTTTCCTTGGAGCCAAGGTCGGGGAACTTTCCCAGTGGACGCTGCAGAGGCGTGGAGATTTCGGCCGGGACTCCGGTCTGTACGATCTCCACGCCTCTTTTTCGTTCCTCTCAGATGCCCTCTGGAACGACGACGAGTACGAGAAGGTCATCCTTCTCAACCTCAATCCATCTCGGCAGTACAGGCTCCAGCGTGAACCCGATGCCCGCACGGAGCGGCAGGGTAGGAGCCTTCTGATTGAAAAGGTGACGATCCATGACTCCTCGCGCCGCTAGCCCCCTGACCCCCGATTTTCTCGAGGAGGAGGTCACCGTCCGGGGCATGACCTTCCGCCTCCGCGAGCTCTCGATCGGTGACTACGACGAGCTCGTGAAGAAGGCCTCCAAGCCGGTCACCAACCTCGCCACCGGCCAGGAAGACGAGATCATCGACAACGCTCTGCTCCTGAAGCTCATGGTGCTGCGCTGCTCCGTCGAGCCGAAGCTCACGGCGGAGGCGCTCTCCAACCTCCCGATGCGGGTGGTGCTGAAGCTCAACCAGACCGTCAACCGGATGCACTACGGCGACGAGCCGGAGACCGAGAAGAAGGCCGAAGCGGCCGATGAGGAGACCCCCAAGGGAAACGCCTGACCACTCGTGACCTCATCTTCCGCATCGCGAGGCGATACGGGAAGTGGCCTCACGAGGTAGCGGCACTCCCTTTTCACTATTACCTCGCCTTGCGCGAGGACTGGATCAAGGACAACACCAGCGCCGACGAGGCAGATCGTCTCGCAAGCGTCGAAGAGGTCGTTGAGTTCAACGCTCAGACTTTCGCGGGAGAGTCGGTGTAGCGTCCGGGAGAAACCCGTATGGCAGGCGAGACGGGCGAAGTCAGCAGTATTGGCGTCAAGCTAACCCTTGATGCTGGGGAGTTCATGGGCGGAATGAAGGCCGCCCAGGGAAGCCTGAATACGTTCCAGGAGCAGGCCGTCCGAGCGGGATCGGGAGCTGGTCAGCTCAAGGCCGGAGGCGGCAAGCAAGTCGCCTCCGGGCCTTCGTCTGCCCAGAACCTGTCTGGTGTCAACGTCTCCCTGGTCCTCAACAAGGGCCAGCTCGCCGAGCTCCGCGCAGAGATCACCAAGGGTCTCGGGACGATCCCGGTCAACATCACTCCGGTCGTCTCCAAGGCCGTCAGGGGCGAGGCGCAGGCGGTCATGGCCGCCGTTGCCACCCCGACCATCGGAACACGGTCTGGGGCCGCCCACGCCGTCGCCAGCGCAGTTCGGCAGAACCTTCCCGGCAAGGCCCACGGCGGCCCCGTGCAGGCTGGTCGTGCCGTCATCGTCGGTGAGCATCGTCCCGAGGTCTTCATCCCTCGCAGTCACGGCCGCATCGAGCCGGATGCCGAGCGCTTCTACCGCGCTCAGGAGCAGTTTCGTCGCCGCGAGGCAGAGCTAGCTGCTCTCGAGTACAACCAGCAGCGTCGCCATGAGCGCGAGATGGGACGCGCCCAGGGTGGACCAGCTAAGAGGGGTGGTCTGCCGCGTGGCTACCGCCTCGAGTTCTACAGTCGAGATGACCAGGGCGAAGCTGTCCACGACGTATATCATCTCGAGCGCCCCGGCGGCTACTACACCCCGGTCAAGAAGCCGATCCTCAAGGGCCCCAGCAGCGCGGCGGGCATCGTTGCTGTCATCACGAAGGGCACCAAGGTTGTAGGGACTTACCCCCTCAGCTTTGACCCTGCGAGCGAGGCACAGGGCGTCTCCACGCCATACGGCAGCTATCACCCTGACTACTCCTTCACGGACATCGCGCATCGGCGCAAGGGTCTTGCGACGGCTGCCTACGTCAAGGCCGAGAGGTTCACGGGAAGACCAGTCGCGCCATCGGGCGTCCAGCTTCCACCGGGTAAGGCATATTGGGCACGCGAGAGCCGGCCTGCCGGGGAGGAGCGACCGTTCGGTAAGGCGTGGGGCAAGCGAACGATTGACCAGTCCTCCCGCGACGACCTGGACAGGGCTGTCGAGCATGAGCGCCTGCGCCTCGCGGGCATCTCCGCGAACGCCAACTTCGCCAACGCTCCTTCGGCCGCGCCGTTCCTGACCACGGGCATTTCATCCACCGCAGGCGGGCGCTACGGTATCGAGCCGCCTCCCTACGATGCTCAGGGGCGACCTTCCTTCGGTAGCTCGGCTTCGATCAGCCAGTTCAGCCGGACCCCGATCCGCGACAGGCTCCGGGCTCGAGCTCGATTGGCGGCCCAGGCACAGCCCGGCTATCGGTCGCTCTGGTCGCAGGAACGATGGGGTGGCTACCAGCCTGGTGAGGCCGCCGAGATCATGGCCCAGGAAGCTCAGTGGCGCATCCAGAACAGGCGCATGGGCCATCACCTCGAAGCTCCACTTCGGTTGCGGTCAGGCGGCCCCATGGTTGACGCTGGTCCGTTCGGCCGGATGGCCGGCGGCCCAGTCGAGCGCTCCTTCAGGGTTGCTGACCCGATGGGTCTCCACATGCGGCCCTCGAGCGTCTTGGCCCAGGTGGCCCAGCGCTACCCCGAAGCCGCCATCCAGATCCGCAATCTGACCAACGGGGCATCCCCGGAGGCTGGCTTCAACGCCCGGAGCATGATGGGCTGGGCCCAGCTCATGGCGATCCCGGGCGACGAGATCGGGATGATGGGCGAGGGCGAGAACGCCAGCCTGGCCCTGCATCAGCTCGCCCGCCTCGGTGGGTCTCCCAAGATCACCGGGCTCGCCAAGCGCCGGCTGAAGGCTCGCTGGAACGCCGCGCACGCCTGGCGCGGGGCTACGGCCCTGGCCTACCGGGCCACCATGGAGAACGAAGGCGGCACCTTCCCGCTTGCTGGTGGTCCCCAGCCCTCTTCGGGCTACGCCGTAGGCATCGCCACGGGCACCAGCCATCTCGTCCCGGCCGGAGACCCGATCGCCTTCATGCGCGGCTATCGCGCCCAGAAGCGCGCCCAGGTCGAGGCGGGCGGCTTCCCGCCCTACGTGGGCACATGGCTCCACCAGGGCCAGATCCACATCGACCCATCGGCCGTCTTCAACCGCCGCCGCGATGCGGATCTCGTCGCCCGGGCAAAGGAGCAGCTTGCTTTCTTCGACCTCAAGCGCTTCGAGGAGATCCCGACCAGCACCCACAAGCTGCGGGCCCAGGCCGAGCGGATCAACCAGCTCATCATGGGCGGCGCGAAGCGGGCCGACGGTGGCTGGGTCGTTCCCTCGTCTACGCCCCGGCATCCCCTGCAGGGCCTCAACCGCCTGCCCGAGGCGGCCCGGGATCTCGAGGCCAACGTTCGCGCCCATGCCGAGACCATCAAGCCCAAGGTCATCGAGGAAGATCGAGACTGGTGGACGATCGCCCACGCCCAGAGCATGGGCGATCTGGCCGATCCGCTCCTCGGCGGCGGGGTGAGCTGGCGCGATCTCGGGACAAACGTCCTGTCCGGGCTGGCCGCGTTTGCAGCGGCCTCACCGGGCCAGGAGTGGCGCACGAACCGGGCCGTCATCCGGCATCTGCTCAAGACCGGGGTCCCCCAGACCGCAGGCACGATCGACGTGCCCGGCTTTGGCGAGACCACCTTCAGCGCCGGGCGTGGCCTGGGCCCCATCGAGGACGCCATGACGTTCCTCATGGGCGGCGGGGAGGGCATCCCATCGGGCCCGAAGCGCGGTGCGATGTTCATGAACTTGTCCGGGCTCGATCCGAACATCATCACCTATGACGCCAGGGTCCAGCAGATCGTCACAGCCGCCCGCCGCCACAGGACGGCAGCCGGGAGCAGGGACACCACGTTCTGGAAGGCACCGGCCGGATCCGACGTGATCAGGCGCAAGGGCATCGAGGCTCTCACCAACCTCTACCCGGAGTACGCCAAGCGCTGGGGCCTGAACAACATCAGCGAGTTCCAGGCCATTCTGTGGTCCGGGCTCGACACGGACATCGGGGCTGCTCACAAGGGCTCAGGGCTCGGCTCCGACTGGAAGCGCACTTCGGCAGGCATCGCCATTCCGCGCCACCCCGGCCTCGAGGTTCCGTTCCACCGCGCTGGCGGAGGCATGGTCTCATCCATCCTCCAGACCGCTGCGGACTGGTCCCGCGATCCATTCATGGCGATCATGTCTTATCAGGCCCAGCACCAGAAGCGCGCTGCAGGCGGCCAGACCGGCGAGGGCCTCTACGTCGTCGGTGAGATCGGCAAGGAGAAGTTCGTCCCGAACCGCCTCGCCCACCTGATCCCGCCTAAGGTCATGCAACAGATCCCCAAGCGTGCTGGCGGCGGCATCGTGGAGATCGGGCAACGTCGCAACGAGCTCTTCGCTCCTCCCGAGGACGGGATCATCATCCCGCACCGGTTGATCGACCAGATCCCGCATGCCCAGGAAGGTGTTCGCGACGCATTTGGGCGCTTCGTGGCTGGCAATCCGTACCGGCAGATGGGTGCCCCAGGCAGTCATGGGTTTGCTGGACCTTTTGTTCCGAGCGGTGAGCGCCAGTACGCCGTCCGCCATGACGTCATCGCATCTCGTCCGATCGAGGCAGCACCTCGCAACGACTATTCCGGCGTTGCGGCGCAAGTCGAGGCCAATCTCAAGGCCGATCGTATGGCCCGCGCCGACGAAGTTGTGAAGCGAGCCCGGTCTCGATATGCCCAATACCCGATCGCCAGGGAGAACAGAGGAGAGGAGCTCGCGGTCATGCGGGCTGGGGCTGGCAAGACGATGCCTTCCCGAACCCCGCAGGGAGCGATCGCTTCGATCGGCTCGTTCCTCTTCGGCGGCGTTCAGCAAATGTCTCAGCGCGAGCGCGAGCGGGTCGAGGCTGCTAGCGCCTACAACAAGGCACAGGGTCATACCACTCAACTTCTCCAGAAGGCCAAGTCGGCCCATGTGGACCTTCGGGCGGAACTCGCTGCTGGCAATATCAAGGTGGATGACTACCGCGATGCGATGAAGGCTCTCGGGCCTCCAATCAAGGCGGCTGTCAAGCTGGAAAATGAGCGCCTCGAGAACCTCACCCAGGCGACCAAGAAGGCCATGCCGACTACTGCCGGGGTCGTGCGTAACCTGGGTGTGATCATCGGCGCAACCACGGCCTACGGCATGGCGATGCAGGCCGCATCGATGGTGATCGAGCAGGGGATCATCCCGGCCGCCGGCCACTTGGTTGACCAGATCATGGGATGGCAAGGCATCTCCACTGCCACCACCACAGCCCTCGGGAAGCAGACAACCGAGGCCCATGGGAATGTGAAGGCCGTGCTGGCGCAGGCAACGGCCACGGCGGGCCTGTCCGAGGCCGCCAGCGACTACGTCAAGAGCGCCCTCAGCGTCACCGTCCTGTCCAAGGCCGCTGCTCAGGCCCAGCAGGAGACGATGAACCTCCTCCGGGCCTCCAACTACCAGCAGGGCCAGTCACCGCAGGGCCTCTATGGGGGCTATGGCGGCCTCTTCGGAAGTTCCTTCATGGCAGAGCAGATGGGCGGCAGCAAGGGCTTCATGGAGAACGTCGCCGGTACGTTCGCCGGAAATCGCCCGCAGCCCGCCAATCCCTTCGCGAATGCCGGTCTTGCCCTCGACTTCCTGAGCAACGCCGATACCCGCAATCTCATCCTTGGGGAAGGACAAGCCGAGGGCGGCACTTCGCTGAATGTCATCGCAGATCTCGTCGGCGGGCTTGGTGACGCTCTTCGAGCTCCGGCCAGTCTCGGACCTGCCATGGCGAAGGCGAATACTCCTCTAGCAGCCCTCGAGGGCGGTCTCGTCACGGGCCTCACCTTCCCCTCCACGGTTCTCGATGCCGTTTTCCCGAAGACGCCATCCACCAATCCCATGTCAACTGGAACCTATAACCCCCGTGCGGCTCTCGGTCAGCCCGGAACAGAGGCATACGAAACAGGCG